GCGTGTGGGTGTCGTAGAAAAACCCACTAGACCTCACCGGATTCCCCAAAAGCATTGTCACCGCGTTGTGGCCAGACATCGAGCCAGCCGCGGCCTCAAACACTTGCTCCGGCACACCAGAAGCCTCATCGGCCACCAGCATCACATTCTCCGAGTGAATCCCCTGCAAAGCCTCTGGCTGCTCTGCTCTTGATGTCCTGGCTGAAATAAACATCTCAGTCGGTGCAGCATTGAATTCAATCCTTTCCTGCTTGACAGTCAACAACCCCTGCAAAGGCAAAGGCATCGCATTGATCCACCTCTTCAGCTCGGCAAACATTGCGTCATACAGCTGTGAGCTTGTCGGTGCAGTCACCACCACCTTGACGGGAGACCGCGTCATAAAGTACCAGAGCATGGCCCAGCTGCTTGCCGTACTCTTTCCCACCCCGTGGCCAGACCTGACACTAATCTTCCGATCACCACGGGCAATCGCCCCAAGAAACTTCACCTGCCACGGGTCAGGGTCAACCCCCAAAACCTCCCGCACAAACAGCACAGGGTCCGGCTGATACCTCTCTACCCACTGACTGAAAACATTTTCTTTCATGGGTGGATCGTCTCATAGATGGCCCAAGCCTTAGGACTCATCGCCCACTTATGCGCCTCTAGCTCATCAGTCCGCACCAGTATCAGCAAGTGATACGTCATCGCCAAGTCAAACCGATCCTCTTCAATCGCCTCCATCATGCGAATCTTTAAATCCAGAAGTAGTACCGACAAGTGCAGCGCTGTCAATAAATCAGTCATTTATCCATCCTCGCTTGCTTTAAGTTCTGACCCGTGATCCTGTCGGTCCAGCACGATGCACACAGCCACCTCGTCGCACTCATTTCCACCCCACCCTCCGGTGGCTTTTTCAAAGCGCATTTATTACAAAGCTGTAATTTGTGGCCATGCACATTCCCATTCAATCTCACATGGTTATTTACAAAATTACTTTTCACTGTATTTTCTGCACTTTATTATCAGGGTGAATTAACCACTTATCACCCAATATTCTTAATGCCTTAATATATTGCAATTGATTATGTCTGTTCGTGCTATTAGGCACATAATCGACACAGAATAACTTCCTGACTTTAGTTAATAACGTGATATTCATATTATCCCCACGATCTGGTTAATGTCCACCCAAGTGTGCCAGACAATTGTCCCATCCAAGCTCATTAGCTTGCAGAACACTTTCTTGTCTTGAGCCTCATCAGTGTCTAACACAATCCACTCCTGGTCTTTGATGATGATTGTTGCCTGCTTCGTTTTCATGGTTTAGCTCCGTTGTTTGTGGAGTTGACATTTTTGCACAATTTGACTTAGTTGTTACTTTTTTTAAAAATTTTTTTTGTAGGTGTTTAGTGCCGCCACAGTCGCCCCCGCCAAAGCGGCCACGGGGGGGTCACGGCCACCGACCGCCAGCTGGCCACTACCGACTTGTCCCCAGATTTTGGCCAACTTTATCCACAGATTCCTGTGCATAAGTAGGCTTGTAATACTTTGATGCACTTAATTCTGTGGATAACGACTTATCCACTTAACATAATGGTCGTTGTATAAAGTGACTGAATGCTTCGGTATTCATTTACTCAGAATCGTCTAATGACACGACAGTGCGCTTGCGCAGGGCATCAAGGGCCATGCTTCCGAGGTCGATGTTGACCAGTGGCTGCTGCTTGTCACCATATTCATCTGGAGCCTGCTTAGAGGCCAGCCAGCGCCTTGTATCCACTCTCAGCTTGGCCACCTGCGCCTCTTGAGGCGTGGCAGCGTCTGCGATTTCTAGCGTTTCCTCTGCTAAACTTCGGCCACCACGCGCCCGCGCACGCGCAAGGGCAGAAGCCCGTGCTTCGCCCCCTCTATCGATCCAATCATAGAAAGCTGTGTGGCTTACCTTCAACGACCTTGCCAAGCTGAGAATGGTTTCTCCTTGTGAGAGTCTGTCTAGGATGGTAATTTCGCCACCGGCAGCGTGAATCTTCTTGTTGACATCAGTAGCTTCTTTGCGTGCAAGAGCTGCTTGCTCTTTGAGACCCATCTGCCTTTCGGCAATGTTGTCGGCCACTTCTGCAAGTGTTTGTGCTTTACGTTTTGGTTCAGCCATTCAGATATTCCTCAATTGTTTTGATTGCTTCGGCAGCTGATCTGGCGACCACTGCTCGATACCCTTTTGCATTTAACTGCAAACCTACAGCGCTTTGCTTGGTTGAAACCACACCGGCCTTGGTCTTCATTTCCACAAATAACGCATGAAAGCCGTTTTTAGGCTCCAAGACGCAAAGGTCAGGCATCCCTGCCAATACCCCTTCAGAATGCAATCTGACGCGCTCTGAGGCCGTTCTGTCGCCTCCGTTGGGTATTGCTGCAATGATGATGTCTGGATAGAACGCTCGAAAGTGTTGGACCACTTTGACCTGGTCAATGTGTTCAATGCTTTTTCTTTTGCGTTTTAAGTCAACCACCATTCTTCGGATTTTACAGCCGAGGGTTTGGTCTGGAATAGGTGGCATCGGTGCTTAACGTCGGTCGGGAATGCAGCCAGTCCAGTTTGGCTGCACTGATGTTCGGACCATGTGACTGTTGCCCATCCACCTTTGACCTTTGCTTGGTCAAACATCCACTGCAATGGTTTGGCGTTAACCTTTCGGTGTCTTTCCATCTGCTCTGATGGCATCGACTGGCGCTGCTCGACCATTTCCGCATTAGCGCATTGATGGCAGAAAACGCGCTCATCTTCGATGAAATCTAAATTTGTGGATAACCTGTGCATAACTTTCCTTTGTGTTGGACCATCAAATGCTCGTTTCTAATACGGAAAGCCCTTAAGGAATTTTCCGCCTTTCCGCATTAGAAACTGAAGTACCTTCCAAGCCGAGACTGGTCTGTGGATAAGTGGGTCTAATGACCCCACTTATCCAACAATCCCTGCCATTGTCTAATACGGAATTCCGCATTAGTTCCGTATTAGTTCCGCCTTTCCGCATTAGACTGGTCACATCAACCTCACCCAGCCAGACAATGGCTCGTTTGGTGCGAATCTGGTGAAGATGGCCGTGCCAATATGCTTGCGGATATAGCCTGCATCTGAGCCTTTTACAGTTGAGAAGATTTCAGTCCAATCCAGTTGATAGGCGTTTTGAAGTTCTTTTGGCACAACTGGCCTGCCTGGTCCTCTTCGCATAATGACGCTGCCTTTGTCATTGATGATGGCTTGGACATGGTTGCAGACCTCATCGCACTTGTCTTGGATGCGCTGCTCTTTGGCGGTGTCTTGCTGGGACTGCTTGGCGGCCATCCGGTCTTGTTCTGACGACATGGCTGGAATAGCCACCCTGCAAATAATCTCTTGCAGATCACCAGCTGGGGTGATAACTATTTCTGGGAATGTGATGCTGTCAAACTTGATCTCTCTGAACTGAGGCTCATAGCGCGTCTTTGTGAGTTTTAGGTAGCGCTGGTTATCCTCATCCATGAAAAGCACGCCAGTCAGGGTTGCATCGCCTGTGAATGCTGATGCACCACGGGCCATGGCATCGGAGTCTTGTCGACTAATAGTTTTGTTGGTATGGGTCAGGATGCAGACTGGCGCTTTTTGTTGAATGAAGATGGTCTGCTTGATGGCGGCAATGTAGGCTCCAACTTCAGAGTTGTCATTCTCGTTGTCAATGTCCATAGTCGCATTGGCCGTGTCTAGGACTAATAATGGCTTAATGCCATTAACTGTATGGCGCTCAATATTATGTGCAAGTCTGAGTAAATCCTTGACATTAGACCTTCTGGCATCAATAACCACAAACCAGTCATTTAGATTATTTATCTTGTAATGCTTTGAATATGCGAATAATGTTCGGATTATCTGGTCACTATCTTCAGTCACGATGATTGACTTGCGTTTTTTCTTTGCGTGAATCTCGCAGCCATCAACTTTAAACCCTGCCATGACCATGCACATGGACAGCACTGCTGTGGTCTTTCCCACGCCAGGCTGACCGGCCAAGATGAAAAAGCTATGGGCCATGAAACCTTCGATCAGGTAATCGATGGGGTTGAGGTGGGTCAGGTCTAGCGTCAGTTCTGGCCATGATGGGTCTGGTGCGTCTTCTATGACTGGCGCATTGATCACCGCGGCAAAGTCTTCCACCGCTGATTTGCGCTCGGCCTGCTTAGTTGGAGCTTCCCACCCACAGTCTTTGGCGTGCTTGAACAGTGTGCCAATGCCAACACCTTTGCCCTGGTGAAAGCTCTTCCAGTGGACTTCAATGTCTTTTGTGCCTGCAAACTTGTTGCCGGCCATGGACCATGTCATCCATGGGCCTAATCCCGCCTCTCCAAATTCTGTGTGCAGCGCTTGGCCCAGTTCAATCCACTGGTCATAGTCACAGTCTGGGGAAATATGGTGCAAAGCCTTGATGGCACGATCAAGATCGCTGTCATCCAGCCTTGACCCTAATTGGGTGAAGTCAAATGACTGTGAGGGTGGTGCAGGCTTTGGCTCTTGCAACTGGTGCTGCTCGATGATCCCCCACTCTTGGAGCAAGGCATAAAGATCGATTGCCTCTTGGAATTCACCGACCACAGCATTGCCACTGAGTAGGACTGACTTGCCTGCACTGTTTGGCAGGCCAAAGACTTCAAGCTCTTGGCCACCGCCCAGCTTGTACTTCGGCAGCACCAGGTCAGATTCTTTGGGTGGTTGGACCCATAAGAAAACATGACGGCCACGGCCTGAGACAGAAACCTCGGTCAGCATCTGCTTTTGTTTCACATACTTGGCCATGCGCTGGATGGCCACGTTGGTGGGGCCACTAGCGTGCTTCATGTCCACATCAAGGCAAACCAAATAGTTTCCTGATGCGCTGATGATAGGGCGCTGCTGGACTAGGCCAAGATATTGGCCATGAGGCGCTTGCTCCATGGTCCAGACATCTTCAGCGTTGTAGAGATCGCTTGGGTCTGTATCCCGTGCCACACCTTGGCCAGATCGCTTGTAAGGGATTTTCTTGGAGCCTTGCAAGGCAAAGGTGCAGAACACCGCATCGGGGGCCACAGCGCCTATTTTGCAGGCGACAGACTGGGACTGGCTGAATGTATCTGGCAGGGGTGTTTCAGTTATAGTTGACACTGAAATTCCTTTAAGTTGGGGTTTCATTTGTAAGTTGCCATGAGAGTTGACCTTTGACCTGGCAGTGTTAACGCGCTGTCAGGTCTTTTCTTTTGGCAGGGGATGTGATTCTATTCCTTCGCCTTGACAAGACTTGGCGCAGCCTGCTTCTCACCGACTAGGTCTTCGCTGACCTCGACACCGAGTTTTAAGACAGCACTGGGCGACTTCAGCTCCCAGGCTGTGGGCGTGTCTTTGAATGCTTCCATGACCAGCGCCTCGTCTTTCCAAAATTTTGTCTTACGGCCTGCGCGCATGGTCCAGCCGGTGATTGCTTGGCCATTGGTCAATTGGTCTTTGGCAGCAGACTGCACTGCATCGGCCCATGCGGCCACCAGAGCTGCGTTGTCTAGCATCTCAGGGGTAATGCTTGTGTCTGGCAGAAAATCGTTCCTAGCGACCTCTTGGACCTTCTCACGCATACTGGGGCAAATGGTCTTGGCCTTGCAATATCGGCAGGCATCGGGGCTTGGGTTTGTGGGTGCATCGCCTGTGAGCGCCAGCTCGGCTGCCGACTTCAAGCGCTCACCATGCAAGTTCAAGCGGTTGCCCGACACTGTCCACTTGCTGTGGCCAACCCGCGGCTGGAAAATGTGCATGGTGCAAGTGATGGTGCTTGGCGCTTTGAGCTGGCGCATGGCACCAAGGGCATAGGTCAGCAGCTGCTTGTTATCTTGGGCATCTACAGCCACACGGCCAGTCTTCAGATCAATGACATGGAGATGGTCCCCATCGACCAGGATGGCATCAGCCGTGCCACCAAGTGCTGGGTGCAGAGACTTCAGACCTTCATCTAGGTTGACTTCGATCAGCTTTTTGCGCGGATTCTCGACCAGAGTATTGACAAAGTTGGCATAGCCTTGGGCCATTGAAAGATGGTCCGGATCAGTTCCGGTTGGTATCTCACCACCGCGCAGAATGATCTCAGAGAGTTCATGAATCGCTGTGCCAATGGCAGCGGCTTCGCCTGCTGGCTCGTAAGGCATGAGGGATTCAAGCCTGTATGAGCCAGGGCAAGACATGAAGCGGTCTGTTCTGGATGCTGAGAGTCGGGCGTGTTTACGGGTTTCATGTTGCATGGTTTCTCCAAGGGTTAAATAATTTGGTTGACGACATTGAGCTTCTTTAGCACTTTGGCCAAGACATTGTGGTCCAAGCTGGCTTTGATGGTCAAAATGTAGATGATGGGTGGAATGCCTGACTTGTTGATGTTCTCCACTCGGCTTGATGCCTGCTCCAGTGCTGATGTGGACCAAGTGCATTCGACAAAGACAATCGTGTCGGCAGCGGATAGGTCCACACCTTCAGACATGGCGGCAATGTTGCCAATGATGCATTTGGTCTGGCCAGACTGAAAGTCTTTGAGCGCCTGGTCGCGCTTGGCCCTTGTAGTGTCACCCACTACTATCACGGGGTTGTGGACCATTAACAGCTTCTCCAGCTCGGCCACTACATCCTTGTGATGCGCAAATACCACCACTGGCTCATCGGCCTGGAGCAAGTCATCAATGAATTCACTGGCGGCCTTAACCTTGCGCATCCCAGCTTCCCGCATAATCTCGGCCAAACCCTCAAAGGCCATGAGCGCGTTGGGGTTGGCCATCAAGGCATCGGCATCAAAGGCTTGCTCTCGCTTGTCATTGGGTAGATCAAAGGTGATCAGACTGACTTGTGGGTCTTTGTAGTCTTTGAAGATGTTTTCCTTCTTTCTGCGCAGCACATGGGGCTTCATCAGCTCTTTGAGTTCGACTAGGTTAGACGCGCCACTGGTATCCAAGCCCCATGGCGCGTTCCACATCTTTGCGTATCTGGCCGCAAAGTCAAACCAGCCGCCTCGGTAAATGCCAAGGCCGTGCAGAATGGGCCACAGCTCGATGGGCCGATTTGGAATTGGTGTGCCAGACAATGCATAGACATGGTCCACTTTCTTCATGGCCAGCATGGCAGCCTTGGTTCTTTGGGCCTTTGGATTCTTAATTCTGTGGCACTCATCCAAAACTAGAGTGTTATATCTGTCCAAATCTGTTTGTGCATATTGCAAAACATCGTAGTTGATGATGGTGATATCTGCGCTGTTTACCTCTGAAGCCTCGCGTTTTCCATTGACCACATGGACTGAAGTCTTGGGCGCGAGCTTGGCAAATGCAGACTCCCAGACTGTCTTAGCAATGGCTGGGCAAACGATGAGGGCCGGTAGGTTTTCAAGTGCAGCAGCTGCTGTGGGTAGCGTCTTGCCAACCCGTGGCTGGTCGGCCAGTATGGCCCTGCGCCTGGACAGCAAGAAGAGCTTGGCCTCTTGCTGATGGGGGAATAGTTGCATTTCGGTTTCCTCGTTTTAAGTTGTTGCGATCATATCTGCATTTGTGCTAAAGTGCAATTTCTGCAAACGCAGAAAACGATAAATCGTTAAACCTCGTAAACCCTTAAAAGGAAAAAACCATGTCAACTAGAGTCGTAACTGGAAAAGTTCGTTTCTCATACTTCAGCGCTTTGACTGCGCGTAAGAATGAAATGAACGGGAAAGAAGAGTTCTCAACGCAAGTGCTTGTCCCAAAGACAGACACCGAAACTGTGAACCAATTGAAAGCGGCAGCCAAGGCCGCATTGACCGCCAAGTTCGGGGACAAGATTCCCAAGACTGTGCGCAATCCCTTGCGTGATGGCGATACAGAAGTCAAATCCGATGGATCACCACTGGGGCCAGAGTATGCAGGGCATTACTTTTTCAATACCAAAAGCACCAACAAGCCTGGTGCAGTGGATGCCCATGGCCATGACATTCTTGGATCACAAGATATTGTGTCTGGTGACTATGGCCGCGTGTCTTTGAATGCTTATGCTTATGACCAGGCAGGCAACAAAGGCGTGTCGTATGGTTTGAACAACATCATGCTTTTGGCCAAGGGTGATTCGCTGGGTGGTGCAAAACCATCGGCTGCCAGTGACTTTGGCGTGGTGGCCGGTAAGAGCGCGCCAGCTGCTGCACCTTCAATCGATAACGACTGGTGATTTGTCAATCAGTTTCTCAAGCGCCAAGTGCAATTGATTGACTGATGTCCACAGAGGCTCCACAGTTCCACTCAGCCACCGGCTGACCTGGGACTGCTGGATGCCAGCCTCATCGCACACCGCAGACATGGTTATCTTGTGAGCCTTGGCCCTTGCGCGTATTGTGTGAATTGATTCCATGGCCGCATTCTAATTGCGGAATATGTATAAAAACAACAGATAAAAATAAATGTTTACAGAAAGTTTATTTCTGTCATAGTTCGTTTGTGATGACGGAGACAAATTATGAGTTACACAAATTGGACTGTTGAGAAACTTGAAGAGCTGGCAAAGCAGTACACCAGAAAAATTGATTTTCAAGACCAGTATGGTGGTGCTTATGCTGCTGCTAGAAAACTTGGAATCTGGACACGAATTAGCGCCCACATGGAAACAAATCACAAAAGAAACATTGTGTATTTGGCCAAGGTTTTAGACCCTGACTTTGAGAATGTTTACAAAGTTGGTATTTCCTCTGATGGTCGAATCATGCAGCGCATGTATGACAACATGCGTAAATCAGGTTTTGACTTCAAAGTTATCAGATTCACAAAGATAAAAGCTGAAGCTGGAAAAGTTGAAAAAGAGCTGCTGGCAATTGGGACCAAGATTGATCAGCAAACAAAAGAGAGACTGGGCCGCTTTAATGGCCACACTGAATATGTATTTATGGCAGAAGAGCAAATTGCAAAGTGCCACAAAACATTAGACCAATACGCTATTTAAACCACAAACGAAAGAAACCGATGAAACCCTCAACCGAAACTCTCCTTGATTATTTGACTGCCTTGGCCATTGGCGTTGGCTTGGCTGTTTTACTTGTCGCATGGTGGTCAGCATGAGCAGAGACGAAATCTTTGAATTGATTGAGGCCAATGGCCTGACCTTGCATGGCGACATTGAACACTTTGCAGCGCTTGTCGCTGATCTTGTTTACGCTAAATACTTGGAACAACCAACACCCACCCAGACTGGCGTGATCTCAATAGCAATTTCAGAGCCAGTTGCATACCTTTGCGAGAACGCAGCTGGCCACAGATATTTCCGCTGGAAAAAGCCTTCAAGCGTATACAAGCCAATTGCGCTCTACACAAAAGACCAAGCATGAACTACGGCCCAACACCTAACTGCCCCAGAGGCTTGTACCAGTTTGAATGCTCGGTTGAAGACGTTGACCTGGTCTGCTTCTTGGAATACAGCCCAGAAGAAAAGGGATCAGTTGATTCTTATGGCGCACCTTATGAGCCAAATATTGATGAGTGCATGACCCTCAATAACGCATACATCGCAGGCACTGATGTGGACATTGCCCACATGATCTTGCAAAGCCTGGTGGACCACATTGAAGTGTCTGCGCTGGAAAAATACAATGACCGATGACTTGCCACCAGCCATTGATGCCTGCCTTGACCTGGTCAATGACTTACTGCACCCAGAAGTCTTTGGCCATGCAATCCCCAATGAAGTCAAAACCCGTGCATTCGTTGTCAGGACAATGCTGGAGCGCTTAAAAGCCAGAATGGAGACCAGCACATGGCCAGAGGCTTAAAACCCCGTGTAAGCCCTGCCATTGAGGCAGCGCTCCAAAAGAAAGGCAATCTGTCAGACCTTGATCTGGCCAAGTTGTGCTTTTGTGCCAGGCGCAGTGCTGCAAGGATTCTGTTTGATTTGCACCGCCATGAATTGGTATATATCTCTGGATATACCAGAGTGAGCGCCAATGGCCAGTGGCGGCCTCTGTGGTCATGGGGTGATGGGGATGATGCCATTGCGCCTGGGCCAGTGCCAGGCTCAGAGCGCATTAAGAAATACCGCGAGAAAATGTCAGCCGATGACAAAGACTTTGACGCTGCCAGACGCAGGCAGAAAAGACGGGTTGTGAAACGCGACCCACTTGTGGCCGCGTTTTTTGGGTCTTAGTTATGGTGCAACATAGTCGGGCAACATTCCACCGATCTGACCAGCACCGCGGCCTGCAACACCAGCAGCTCTTGCGCGAGACTCGTTCAGTTTCCTGACAATATCTGCCAGCTGGGTCAACTGCTGGGGATCACGCGAGAGCAAGATGCGGCCAATTTCATTTCGCACGGCCTCTGGGGTCTGAGTCTGACGGGCCAGATTAGTGGCTGCCGTGACAATGGCCATTGGGCTTCCAGAAGCCGCTGCGCCAGCTGTCTGGGCCAATGGTGCAATATCAAGATCAGCCTGTCCGGCCAATCTAGCAGCAGTTTGTGAGCCACGGCCAGCAGATTCCAAACGCTTAAGCGCCTCTTCTCTATAAACGGCAGCAGAAAATGCTTTGTAGTCATTGCCAAATGCGGCCTTCAATCTGTCTTGCGTTGCAGGCTCTTTATAGAATTTGAGCAATGATGTTTGGCCAGCCTCTGTGCCAGTCTTTTGACGCAAAGCCTGCAAAACACCAATTCTGTATGCTTCAAGTTCAGACGGGTTTAAACCTTTGATAGCTTGCTGCGCATCAAGAATGTCACCTTGCATGACCTTTCGACCAATCTCGGCAGCATCCATCATTTGTGATGGTCCAGCATAAGTCTTCATGGCCAAACCATAAGCAGACTGGCCACCAATCTTGGGTGATTTATTGACAAGCAAATTGGTCAAATCAACGCGAATTTTGTCAGTTGCCAATGCGTCATTGTTATTGCCTGTTCTTCTTAAGGCTTGCGCTGAGTCATACAAAGTCTGCTTCAGAGTATCCAAAACATTCATTGGCACTTGTTCGCCATACTTTAAGGCTGACAGATCAATGTCTAGGCCAGTTTGCTTTCTATAAAGGTTTTCAGCATCGCGCTGCATATTGCCTGACTTTTTAAGCAAATTGATCAAGTTGTTATCGACAGATAAATTAGCAGCATCAACCACAGCATAGTAAGGGCGTGATTCTTGATAGCGCTTGTTTGCAAAGTTCTCAATGCTTTGCATAAACTGAGCGCCACCAGTGCCAAGGGTTTCATCAGACGCTTCCATCAATCGGCCAGCACGGCCTACTTGGCGCTCACGAATAGCACGTTCTGTAGCACTTGCCGTTGTGCCAGGCAATGTGGCCTGCACATCGAGCAAATTGCGTGTAGACGGGCCACCCACATCAGCAATGCGAGCCTCTGGGCCTAATTTCAAGAGTCTGGCCTGCGCTCTGGTCAATGCGTTTGCTCCTGTCAATGGCTCTGGCACATCACGAATCAAAGCCTCTGCCACCTTTTGCTGGGCATAAGTGCCAGCAGCTGTGGGAGACATACGCGCCATGGCCTGACGACCACCAGCACCAAGAATGCCCATCACTGGCTGAGTGGTAACACCTAGGCCGCCACTGATCAATGCGCTTTTGCCCGCCTCTTTCAGCATCTCTATTGCGTCATCTTCGTATGAGCCGCCAAGACCGCTGACAAATCCATAGCCAGCGCCAGAGCCACCAGCTTGTGCCATGCGCTGGCCCATGCCCATGACTTGGCCAGCACCAGGCGCAGCAGTCATGTATCTGCCTGCCGCTTGAATTGAGGGTGCAATGCTTGGCGCGACTCGTTGAATTGCAGGCAACGTAGCACCGCCAACATTCCTGACGACAGTGCTTGGCAGTCCGCCAACCACCATGGGCAGACTGGCCACCAGTTGGCCACCAGCGGCCTTGTATGGTGATTCTTGCTGATAGGACTCGGCAGCACCGCGCATGATGTCACGGCCCTGCGCGTAGGCTTCAGACAATGGAATGCCTTGCTCAAGCGCTGCAAATGGAGCGCCAACTGCACCCACAATTCTAGGGAATGTGTTGAATGTTGGGCCTTGCATGGCGCTGACAAAACCGCGAAAACTTTCTGGCAGTTCTGTGCCTTCTCGGTAGGCCGGAGACTGTCCCAAGAATTTTAGGATTTCCCCTGGCTTATATTGATTCTCAAGCGCGGCTGTGACTTGTGGTCCAACATCTGGCAGTTGAGCCAAAAACTGAATGATCTGGTCATCCTTATAGCCAGCCTTTTGAGCTTCTTTGATTTTCTCTTTAATGCCATCCATGATCAGCCTCCTGGTACACCAAAGATATTACTAAGGGATGGTCTTGCTGCACCACCACCGCCACCGCTTGGTAATGCACCAGGTCTTGTTCGCATGACTGACGGGATAGTGGCTGGAGCGCCAAGGGCTGTATCAAGGTTTTTGAAACCATAAGCATCACCAAATCCTCGATACTCATTGCGCTTCTTGTTGTACGCATCGCCAGCGGCTGCATACAGTTCGTTGGCCAAAGCCTTAAAGTCATCGCGCTGAGTCGGTGTGAGCTTTTGGCCACTTAGCATATTGCTGAAATAATTGTTCAATCGATCCATACGGCCAGAAGCGGCCATGGCAATTGCCAATTCAGACTCACGCACCACAGAGCCAGGGTCTAGCAATTTCATAATCTTGGTAGCACCAGCCACATCACCAATTGGTGTGCCTGCACTCAATGATGAAACCACCTGACCAAATGCAGACTGCATATCGCTGTAGTCTTTGTAGATTGGCTCTGCTTTAAATGCCTTGCCAAGACTCATCTCATTTTCAAACCCTTTTTGGCCACTAGTCATGTCCACTGGGACTTTGACATTGACATTGGTTGCACCAGAGCGCCTCAGTTGCATAATGTTTTCAAGAGTTACAGGCATTCCTGCCTCTCTAAGCAAACGCGACTCGGCTGGTGATGGCTCTGGCTTGTCTAGTTGACGTAAGCCTTCTAGTGTCACGGGCAGACCCAATGCCCTTAAAGTCTTGATATTCTCTGGAGTGGCCTCTGGCTTCATGGCCTCTAGTAAATACTGAGTGCCTTTCTCTCGGCCAAGACCGCCAATCAAGGCACGTTGCTGTGAACTCAAGTTGGCCAATGGATTGGCTGCCGTAGGTGCAGGCGCTGTTGGCATTGTCTCCGACATAAATCTCTCAATCGGTGGCACTGCCTCGCCCGTCAATGGTTGCATCGGTGCAGGCGCAGCGGCTTCTGGTGGTTGCAACATCTTTAAAAAATTAGCCTCAGATGCAGCTGCACGTTGGCTTTCTTTTATCTTTTCACCCAAAAGCAAATCTTGCAGTGAGCCAGCACGGGCTTGTTGATAACCTTGCTGACCAGCCTGCAAAGCCGATCCAAGTGCTTGGCCCAAACTGATTGGCGTTGTGCTTCGGCCACTGGCCTGCAATAGTGCAGCAGCCGCTGAAAGTGTCGCATTACGGCCAAGCAGTTTGCGCTGGTCTTCTGTCAACAATGCATCAAGTCCTGATGGAGTGCCACCAAGACCGCCACCACCAAATAAATTGCCTAAATTTGCAAAATCAAAATTAGCCATTTTTTACCCCTTAACCAAGTGCGCCAAGAATTCCACCAGCAATTGCGCCATAAGGGCCGCCTATTTGCGCCCCAGCCGCCGCACCACCAAGAATACCCGCACCCACATTTCTTGTGTATGGAGTCGTTGCCACCATGCCAAGATTGGCAGGCTGCGCACCGAGTGAAGACTGGACCACACCCAGACGCTGCAAACCAATATTTCGGATTGCATCCATTTGTTGCTGGTCCAAAGCCTGACGCGCACCGCCAGCGGCCATGACCGCTTGAGCGCCACCAAGACGCAATGCTTGTTGTTGAGCAGCCAAATTACCTAGCTGGCTTGCACCGCCTAGCCTTAATTGCGCACCTTGCAAGCCTGCTTGCTGATTGGCAATGTCGGCTGCTGATCTGCGCGCAATGTCTGCCTGCTGCATGGCCATCGCCTGGTTAAATGCCTGCTCGTTTAAAGTTGTTCCAAGTGTGGCGGCCTGCTTGGCAAACCCTTGGTTAGTCAGAGCCTCGGCCACACCTTGGCGTGATCCACCAAATGCACGGGCTTGCGTGGCACGTTCACCAGTTTGCTGAATGGCAGCGCGTCTTGCAGATTCCAGATCAGCCAATGCATTGGTGCGCACAGCTGATGTATATGGATTCATGTAAGAGCCAATTGAGCCTGGTCCAGTCAATCCCAAATTAGTCTGCTGCGCTGAAATCTGTGCAGGCTGATAAACACCGCCATAAGCGGCCATTTGAGCCGCCAAGTCTGTGCCACTGATGCCTGGGCCAGCGAGGCCCGTGTTGACCAGAGCCTCCTCGCCTGCCTGGTACATCGGGTTATAGCCAGCAAACTGCTGGACAGGCAATGCACCAGCGACCCCTTGGGCCTGCTGAAAGTTGGCCAAGAATGCTTCTTTGATTTGGGGATCAATGGAGCTTGTTGACGTTGTTGTTCCACCTTTTGACATATTGCCACCTTATCCGAGTAAAGATTTCATTTTCTTGGCAGGCACTTTGCCTTCGTTGATCATGTCCAAAAGTCCACGGCCATACTTGTTGACTGAAGACTTCTTGATCACATATTCGCCAAGATCAAGATTGACAGCGCCATCATCTGGACCAGGAGGGTTTGCACCAAACATCACGCCACCATGGACCATGCCACCTTGAGCCATGCCTGTTGATTCTTGCTGAGTGTTTTGCGCTGCCGTTGCCGCTGCCTGCTCTGCCGTTGTATTGGCCAAATTAGCAGCTGCGATCTGGTCATACAGACCAGGGTTATAGCCACCCATTGCTTGGCCTGCCACCACATTGGCGTATGGATTGCCAACTGGTCGCATCTGGCCCATGACTTGGGCGTATGGAGAACCAGCGCCACCGACCACATTGGGGTTGTATTGAGCGCCAATTGGGATTGACTGGTAATTAGCAAAGTTCTGGGCAAAGCCTTGGGTGGCATTGGCAAATGGAGTTGTGCCAGTGATGCCCATGTTGCCAGTTGGGCCAAGCAAGCCGCCAGTGCCACCAGTCACGCCACCAGTGCCACCAGTCACGCCACCAGTGCCACCAGTCACACCACCAGTCACGTTAGTGCCAGTTCCTGTGCCACCAGTCTTTTGCAGTGCAGCCAAACGCGCTAATTCAGCCAAACGGGCTGCTTCAGCATTGCGTTGCTGCAAAAGTAAAGCCGCTTCATTTTGTCTGCGGACCAAATCAAGCTGGGCCGCATTAGCAGCTGCCAATTGAGCCGCAGTCAAAGTGCCAGCAGAAGTTCTAGCCTCTAAATTTCTAGCATCAATCAATGCTTGGCTGGCAGTTTTGTCTCTGGCTGTACGCGCTGCAAGTTCTGCATCAGCCGCGGCATTGGCAATCAATTCTGCTTCAGTTGTTGGCACTGCCGTCGTGTATTGAGACGCGACACTTTGAGTGGTCACACCAGTAGCACGGGCCACATCGGCTGGAGAAATGCCAAGTCGGTCCATTTCTATGCGCAACATGGCATTGCTAGTGCCTTTTTGCTGCGCATCAAGCACAGCATTAAAAATGTTTCGGTCAAATTCGGCCTGCGTCATGCCGTTGGCCAATGCCCAATTGAGTGCTTCTGATGCCATATTTATTCCCCTAAAGTTCCTTTGCCATTACAGACCATTGTGGGCTGTAACCTTCGTCTTTCAAAAATGTCTTTGCCCAGCCTCTTCGGCCTGCCAAAGTCACCCTGGTGCAACCAACTGATTTGCCCCAGGATTCGATCAATGGTCTCATCCTTGAGAGTTCATCTAGGTCGCCACCAGCCAGAAAATAATGCAAATTCTTTAGCCTGGGATAGACAATGATCTCTGTCAATACCACCGAGTCCTTGGCCGGCCACAACTGTAATCTGTGATCCTCAACCATCTCAGCGACATCGTCAAAATTATGTGTGCCTCCGGAGTATTCTAATGCCGCCTCCACATGATGGCGCAGTCTTTCCAAATGCTCTTTATCACTCATCGCTTACCAGCTGGCACAGCGTCAAGCCTCATCACGCCAATGCGCCAGTCGGCCAAAGTGTTGCCAGTCACCTTCATATTGACTTGACGGCCAGAAAACCGGACTGAAGTCGGGTTGGCTGCCGTATATGGTCCAAATGACGATTGTGTGCCTGTCGGGTAATTGCGGGTTTTGAATGAAACCACCGCCTCACCTAGCGTTTGCTCATCTGGGACAACTTGGCGCACAGACATGATGTTGTCGCCATTGCCCAATTGGACTGGTCCAGACTCAGCGTAAAGGCTGGCGCTGTCATAGTTAAACCCGACCTCATGCTCGTAGATATAGCCAGTGCTTGAGACCATCAAAGGGTATGTGTAAACACCAGCGTCAACCCCAGCAGTTCGGGCCAATGTGCCAATGTTCCAGTGGTTTTCGCGGTAGTTGAAAGTGACATAGCTGTCATTCTCATTGCTGGCTGCACTTGGGTAAAACCACCAGATTTCACCAAATTTACTGACATGGACCGCATAAATCTTAGATGCCTGGGCAAAGTTGATATTGGCAAAAATGTAATCTGACACATCACTTGGCAGTGGTTTGACATAGCCGTCATATATCCAGAAGCCAGAATTGCTCATCCAAATGGCAGCAGTGTCAATGGCCGCCACAGCCTGGGCCGAAATGAGGCCGCACCCACTTGCCGCCTTCTCAAAGCCATAAACAAATGGAGCGCCAACATACTGGGCCGTGTGGACATCCACATCGGTAAACAGTAGATTGACACCCTTGACCCGCTTGCCAGCGATCAATGTGCCAGGGCTGGCCAAGTCATAGTCGCCTGCAAGGTTGTCGCCTGCTGGTGTCCAAAGGGTATTGTTTTCTTGGTCGCACCACTGCACCTTGCGTGGGTTTCCACCAGCGCCAAGGGCAAAGATAATGCGCTCTTGGGTGACTAAAACCGCCTTGTTATTGACTGGCGCATTGGCAATGGCCGCTGCCAATGTGGGTGTTGAAAAACCTAATTGCCACTCATAGAGCTTGCCATCGGTGCTAGAGCAAGCAATCAAATACTCGCCCCATGTATCGAGTGACCAGGTGGTGGCTGCAATGGGTGTCCCAGTGTCAGGCCGTGCCACGCCATAGGCAAATGTGCCATAGGTGCTGTAACCATAGCCTGTCAGCACTGTGGAGCTAGCGTAACCGCTTGTGAAGCCTGTGGGCGTAATGTCTTTGAGTGTCCCAGCCTCATTCATGGCATAGAGCTTGGAATGTGTTCCAGCGCCAATGTATCGGTTGCCACTGTTATCGCGCCAAGTGATGATGCCTCGACATGAGCCAGACATCTGTGAGCTTGACCTGGTGCGCCATCCATTGATGGGGCGCAGTGTCCCTTCATACCAGCGCACTAGGTTTGCGTCATACCAGCGGCCTGCTGCCTGGTATTCAGTACCATTTCGGAAAACACCTGGAGGTAATTTAAGAGGTATGTACATGATGACAATTATGTAATGTTAGACACAAAGCTCATCGTGACGATGGCCGATGGCACTGCTGGTCGTGTTGGGCTGGTGCTAGTGCTGAAATGTTCCAAACTTACAGCAGTGCTTGTGGTACGCCACATTATCTCAATATAGTCTGCGCTGTCCATACTTACAAAGAAGTTCATGGCTGCAATCAAATGGCTTGGGTCGCCTGCCGATTTTCTTTGTGACAAGTGAAATCTGCTATTTGAATTATCAATGTTTGTCCCATTCTTGCGAAACCAGATGTCAACATCCTGACCATCATTGCTGGTGTTCTTAAACTGAATGGAAAACTGCAAGTTCCAGATTCCGGCATCGGCCACAGTGATCCGAGAGTTACTGGCTATTGTCACGCCATTGGAAAAGTCTGTGGTGTTAAATGTGACTGCATAGGCCGCTGTGGTGCTGGCCGCAGTCTGGTCTGTCGAATCTTGGAAAGCCCCATGGGGGTTATTCATAAACCGACCGCCCCTTGGCCCAAACAAAGAACCAAGCACAAATGACAGTTTCTTAAAGTAAACAGTCAATGCACCATTGTTTTCATTGAAATGCCTGCGCTCATAGGTCTCGGTCGGATAACCGAGTCCTGGTGGAGCTGGATTCTCAAGTTGTTGTGTTTGGCTGGCCATGGGCTAATTATGTCAGGACAGACAGCGCATGGTTGATGTGTTTGATCCGATCATCCAGACCAATAAAGCCGCCATTGATCTTCTTGGTTAAGGTTTTATAGTCTTGGGAGTCCGCATACTGGTTGAGCTTGTGGGTGTCCCAAAACCAACCCGCAGTCAGGGCAGCATACTGAGGTGTAGCCACAAGATCGGGGTTTGCCCAGAAGTCAACACCCAAGGCCTTGCCAGCGTGAAAATACGAGCTAGAGCCTGTCAATTGGATGCAACCCCTGCCGCGAAAACGATACCCATCCCCAGAGGCTTCATCTCGGTTGCCCATCCGATTTGCGTAAACAGTATTGGCAATGAGCTTTGGATTTCGCTGGCAGGCTTGGGCCTTTTCAGCATCAAAGCGCTTGGGCCATGTCTTCATCAGTCCGGCAGCAGAATATGACAGACCCTCTTGAAGTATTTTAAAATTGCCACACTCATGGCCACACTGACCAATAAAGGCAGCCTGGCGCAGGGGCGTTGAAATGTCAAAGCGCTGAAAAGTCTCATTAAGCGCATCGACCCACTCTGGGCCAATGTGCAGCCGTGCTAATTGCTCACTATTGACCATTGACTATGCTCCTCACTTCGTTGTAGGCGCTGACGCAGGCGTTGAGCTTGGTGATTGCTTTGTCTCCTTCGGCTGCGAGGTCGATAAGAGTTGCAATAGTCTGTCGCTCAAGTTCGCTTTCATCGGGCTGGCTGGGTTGTGGATTTCCAATGGTAATGGTGGCACTTGGACTGGCTTGTGGACAACTTGGGGCTGGGAGGCGCAGCCGGCCAGTCCTAGCAAGCTCATGCATAGCAGACTGTTTTTTCTTGACATCATCTTGGGCCTTTCTGAGTTTCGTTTCCTGGTCAATCAACTTAGTGCCAAGCTCTGCCTCTTTGGCTCTGGCCTCATCGTTCTTTTTGGCAATGGCAATCTTCATGTCATTGTCTCGCTCTAGCCACCCGTAGTGGTGGCCCACTCGGTATGTACCGAATAATGAGACCAAGACGCCAACAATGAGCCAGGGTAAGGGTATTGGTAACATCAATCAGTCTCCTGTCTGGCCGCTGCCAATTGCTCGCGCTCATGGTCATCCTCAAGATGCTCTGGTGGCGTTGTGGGTGGTGGGCCAGGGGTCCAAGACTCGTCAAGCTCTGGGTTGGTCCACTTGGGCATTGCACCAAATGGCTGATTGGGGATGCCATTGGTGCTTGCGTTAAAGCCGTGATTGTTGCTGTAGCCATACTGGCCGTAGCCTTGCATTGGCTGACACATCGGCTGCATGGATTGTTGGCCACCAAAAGCCTTGGCGGCAGTCCCCACAGCCTTCTTACCCATAACCGCGCCAATGCCACCCACAATCAATAGAACGATATCGTTCAGCATCTTTGTATATGCCTGGTCAATGGGGGCCATTGATTTGATGGGCTGGGTGACAAAGGTCACTGAGTACAAAAGCGCCACCACAATGAAGCAGAGAATGCAAGTCACCGCAATGACCACAAAGCCCCAGACCCTGACCTCGATCTCTTCAGTTGTTAGGTTTAACTTCATCAACTTTTTTCTCCAGTATGGGTGCGACCAGATACTCTGGACATTGCTGAGTGAATAGACACTTTGGCTTCTGGCACTCTGGCGCATGGAAATGGTCAGGATTCTGGCACTTGTACCTGTAGCGATCTTCGCAGCCAGTCAGCAGTAAAAGAAGCAATAGATATCTCATTTGCCTAATCCTATTCTACCCAGCAGTAAATTAACGATCCGGTCCGACAAGTCATCCGGCAAAAATTTGAGAAAGCCAAGGGCATATAAAGCCACACACCCGTAAACGAATATCTTGAGGCATAGGTCAAAGGTCTTTTGATACTCATTCACCGACCACACCTTCTTGTTGTGGCACAGAATTCCATCAGCTCATTGACTCCAATGAACACCAAAAACAGAACAAAAGCCACACCGCCAATGATCATGGCAATTTCATTCATTTCATCTTCTTTGGCTTTGGCTTCTTTTTCTGCCTTTTTTAAAGCGCTCAATTCTTTGGCATCAGCAAGGTCCATTTCAGCCTGGCGCGCCTTGATTTTGTTCCAGACATCGATCTTGCCGGTCTGCATAAAGAGCATTTTCAGCTCTTCCTCAAAGGCTCTGGCCTGCTCTAGGGCCATCTCAATCTGCAAAGCTGTCCCCATGTTTGAGCCTTTGCCAGACTGCTTGGCTTGAAGCATGGCCTTGGTAGCAGTTGACTTGGCATCGAAAAGTTTGCCAATCATGGGCGCAAGTGAGCCTAAGTCATTGGCAACATTTGCTGCCTTTTTGACCATTGAGATGGCTGACTGGATACCCGCTAAAGCGGTCATTGGATCGATGGGAATCATTTCTTTTCTACCTTTTTCCATTCAAGGCAAACAACCCTTCGATTGTAAACATCACCGGTCCATGTCCACCTGATGCATCGATATTCGGCAGCTGCTAATAAGACTAGAGCATAGATCACGGCCACATCAAAATGATGACAAAACTGCCCCAAATGACAAAGACAGTTATGCATACCGCAGCAATGATTGCCACGGCCCAGTCTTTCATAGCCCGAAAATCTTCTTGACGAATTCGGCAGCCACACCTGGTCCAAACAACACGGCAATGATTACCGCATAGAGAAGATATTCAATCTTCGTCATGCGCTTGTCCCCATCGCGCAATGACTTGTCTATGTTGTTGTATCTCTCTAAGCAGATTGCTTCATGCACGGCAAGCCTTTTGTCAACATCGGCATCCATGATTCATTAAGGCGCATCAGGCCATGTGATGGTCCAAGGGAATCCAGACTGGGCAGTTACATCACGCAGCGCCTGGCGATAAGTTGCCCAGGCTGAGTCCAATGTTGTTGCAGTCTCAGCAGCCTTGATGACGCGCCAGTCGCATTCGGCCAGCTTGGTGTCGCGTGTTGTGCGCACAGACTTAGCCTGCTCTGCATCTTTAGTGGCTTTATATGCAGCCTCATTCTCGGCAGCAGATGTGACATTGCCCGTCTCATCTGTAGTATCTACAAAGACAGGGCCAAGGATATACTTTGTGTACCACTTGCCATCAATCTGCTCAACACCAGAGGCTTGAGAGTATTGGTAAACAGTACCGCCTGTAGCTTGTGGGCCTTCAAAGACTACATCAGCACCCAAAGCCTCTAAGACTTCAGTTGTTGTTGTCTCCCATGATGGGCCACCATTGGCTTTTGTGTATGCACGAAATTCTGCTTCGTACATTACTTGACCATTATTTGTTCTGATTTGCATTTTGATTACCTCAAGCAATTGCTAAAAAGATGAATGTTCCACCACTTGCATTGATGGCGGCTGGCGCAGTTGAACTAATCTCAAACCCTGCGCTATAGGTGTCAATGTAGTCGGTGTTTGTTACTTCAGCGGCTGTAGTGTTTAGCAAAATGTAGCTGTCATTACCACTTACGATGCCTCGTGCTGAGTCCCACACATACCAGTCACCAGTTGAGTCTGTGCGCTTAATGAGAACGAAACGGCTACCCGCTGTGAAACCACAATCAACTTGAAGTGTTGTGGCTGTGCCTGTGTATGAGCCTACTTTAGAAACACCTGCACAAGTGGCAAATAGGTAGGCAACATAGGTTTGACCAGAAAAGTTTACTGCGCTTTCTGTATTGACAGTAAAGACAGTGTTAGTTGGAGAAGTGCTATTCCAAGCCGCATTATCTGCGGTGCTTGCATTTACTGCATTTAAGAACAAAGCATTTGCCGCGCCAATAGTGCTGTTATATATGTACCAACTATTTGATGCGCTTCTTCTTTTCACAATTATTAACTCAGGCACTGCCGCCAAGTTGTGCGTAACAGTCCTAGCACTTCCCGTCCCTGTATAGCAAACCACATCCATAAACGATGGCGCTCTCCTCATCATCCAAGACCTAATTCCAGAATCTGCGCTGTTAATCGTTGACCAACCTGTTTGATAATCAAATGTAAAAGCAGCTACACCAGTTGTTTCTGCCGCAGTTGAATCAGAACCAAGCGTTGCAGTACCTTGAAGACGGGTTACTTGATTCCATCCATCGCTAATACCTGTGTATTTACGCATTGCAAGATCAACGGGAAACCCAGATACAAATGATGGTGATGTAGATAATTGAGTACCTGATTCGTAAACACTAGTCCCACTCGTAGGCACTTTCATCGGGCCTCTGCGAATGGCTATGTAGATGTAAGTCCCACCACTAGCATTAACGATTGCTGATGACCCAGCAGAACCAAAACCAGTTGCTGTTGGGAATAAAAAAGTTGAACCTGTTGGCCCTGCTTCTGCGGCAGAAGTATTAGGTACTAAGCGTTGGCAAACTCCATCTGCTGTCCAACCCCGCATATTGTCAATTATTTGCCAATCAGCAGTTGTATCGGTTCGCTTAATCATTACCCATTGAGGCTCATATCCCAATGTGATAGAAAGCGTAGAACCAGTGCCCGTGTAAGACCCACACGAAATCACATTGTCTGTACCAGTTAGGCCAAAGCCTCCTGCGTCATGGGCAAAGATATAGGCAATATAAGTTTTGGCAGAAGCATTAACAGTTGAGTTTGTACCAAGGCTAAAGACTGAGGATGTTGGGGTTGTGCTATTCCACCAAGTTGCACCTGTGGCTGCTGCTGCTGTGTCGTTAAGAACAAGATATTGCGTATTGGCTAAACTTCTATGATAAACCGCCCACGCCAAATCATCGTCTATGCACTTCACAATAATACAGGCAGGCACAGAGCCAAGGTCATGTGAAATAGTTCTGTTAGCCCCTGAACCTGTCCACGTTTGAACGTCAAAAAACTTTGGCTGTTTGCGAAAAGTCCATGTTACATAATTTGTACCAGTATCGCTAATTGGTGAGGCTACAGTAAATCCAGTTGTGGAATATGAAGTTATGTTTACAGCAGTATCTTCGGCAAAAATAGTATTAGAAGACAATGACCTTCCCAATGTCATACTGGTGCTAAATAATCTATGCTTAGTAGCAGATGTTCGGGGTTTTTGCCAAACCAATCCACCATAAGTAGACAAGTCAATATTATTAGTAATCGTTTGAGCCGCATTTGTGCCGCTGTAAAGAAAGCAAGAGAACACATCCTCAATGTAGTTAACCGCAACAGGAACACCACCACCAAAGGCATCGTAACTAGCCGCACCAGAAGTTGCTT